GAGACCTCGTCGATGATAGTGACAGCCGTAGCGACCATCGGGTTCACGTTGTCGATCGTGGTCACCGGAGACATTCCGATATTGGTCAGGACGATGTTGACAGCGCCCAGTTTTGTAAGTTTAGAAGCCATTTATTTATGGGGAATGGGAAGCCCCAGGGGGACCCGAAGGTCCACCCATAGGGATAAATATCAGTTGACGGCCTGGAAAGAACCAGCCACTGCGGTACGCAGGGAGCCGGCGCCCATAGCCAATTTTCCGACGATAAGATCGCCTTGGTACTGGACATTGAAATCTCCAGAGGTGGTCTGGATCTGAGGAGCCACAGACTGGATCACACCAGCAGCTTCCTTGTGGAACACGAGGCCAGCCAGGTTGGAGCAGTCGACGTCGTAGTCGTTGTTCTCACCGGGGACGTTGGTGGAGCTGAGGTCCTGACCGTAGAGGTCCTTCAGGTTGTTGCTCTTCAGGATACGGATGCCAGCGATGCTGTACAGACCCTTGCCGCTGTTCATGTCACCCTGGGTGTTACCGATTTCACGGTTCAGGATGTTGGTGTCAACGGAAGAGATCAGGGAGTAGTACTGGCGAGGAGCCAGAACAGCCACACGACCGTCAGCAGGAGCGGAGCGTTCGTCGAGAATAGCTGCGGCCTCGAAGAAGCCGTCCACCAGGGACTGAGCGTCGTTGGTAGCACCAGCGCCGATGTTGACGTGGAAACCACCGTCTTCACCCTGCACAGGGGCGCCTTCGGCAGAAGCCTTGGCGAGCACGCGAGCAATACGCTCATCGTAGTGCTTGGCGAGAGCCTCACCGATCTGCTTGGAGATCTCGGCGCGTGTTGAGTACTGCGAGAACACCTCATCGAGGCTGTAGATGAACTGGCTGCTGATAAGCAGGTCGTCCATCACCAGGGTCTTCTCGTTGGACTTCAGACCGGCATCACCGACGATGGCTTGGCCAGGCGTATGATAGCCCGCGTTGAGCTTCGACGTGAACAAGAACTGTTTACTCTTACCGCCACGGAGGTCGTACTGACGCACGAGGCCCTTGAAAATCGAGGCATTGTTGAACGCAGTGAAGACCTCTCCACTGAAGAGCTTCAACGCGGTGGCGTAACGAGTATCGTAATCAGACGAGCGGCTGCCGCCGTTCACCTGGTTGGGGAGAGAAAAGTTAGAGATAGTCATTGGACTGAGTTAATTAAATAGGCAGATATGAAATGGTCAAACGTTCTAGAACTATGTAGGTTTTGCAGAATTAGGCCTTCTGCTAGGCACCGGTACCTAAAGAGTTGTCCGACGTATCGGGCTCAATAGGCAATAGGTAGGCAGGGAATCGAACCCTGCTTCGCACCAGCTCTACCAAGACACCCCGCTTCCGTAACGGGGTTCCTTAAACCGTTCCACCGGGATTACCCGGAAGTACCGATATTGTGAGCCTCGGGTAGGCAATTAGAGCAGGTCGCCAGAACGAGCCAGGCGGGCCTCGACGTCTGCGCGGAAGGCAGGGTCGGTGCTGTAGCGGGGGTCAGCTATGTCGCGGGCCAGCTCAGCGTTGGACCGGTAGCCCTGCACAGAAGGGGCAGACTTACGGCCGGTGACCATAGGGGCCTCATAGCCCTCAGAGTTGGCGTAGCGGTTGGCCATAGCCTCCACAGCAAACTTGATCGCAGCAGTGTTACCAGAGTTGGTCACATTGTTGTATGCGTCGATCTCGTCTTGTGAGAGATTCTGGGCAGCCCAGTTGACCATCTCGCCGTAGGCCTGCTCACCACCGACAGAGTCGACGATGGCCTTTGCATCAGCTTCAGATGTGGCCTGGGCCTGAACCTGCTGCTGGCTCTGTGCGTAGTACTTGACGTACTCACGGATCAGATCCTTGCTGTCCATCTGGGCGAGCTCGTCGATGGTCTCCTCGGAGATCTCACCGTTAGCGAACTCCTCAGAGGCCTTGGTAAAGGCGCCGTACTTGGGCTCCTCAGGGGTTTCTTCGGTTTCAGTGGATTCTTCGACGTCCTCAGACTCGACCTCTTCCTTAGCCTCGCTGCGCTGCCGCTCGAGCTCTTGGTAGGCCTTCAGCAGTTCTTCCTGGGTCTTGAACTTGCCACCGATCAGGTTGTCGGTTTCGTTCTGTTCCCAGGCCTTGTCGCGTTGTTCAGCCTGTTCTTGGACGATCTTCTCACCGATCTCGAGAGCTTTAGCTTCAGCAGCCTTCTGCTCATCAGAGGGGCCTTCGGTGACGTCGAAAGTGGTGGTAGCCATATCAGTAGAGGGTGGATGTTACTTTCCCGAAAGTGGGTTTGGTTACTTGGGGTTTCTTGGCGTATTTGCCAGCTGTGTCCTTGCTGAGGCCTGTGACCTTCTTGTTGCTCACCTTCTTGGGTAGAGCCTCTTCAGTAGGCACCGGCTCCCATGCTTCGTTCACTGGGGTGGTTGGGTCATCGGCCACAAAGTGACCTTTAGAGTTACGAGCCCGTCTCCGGGCCGGCTGGGGCTTCTTGTCCTGGGGCATTGATCTGTTGCATCATCTGTTCGCCTACAGGGCTCTTAGCCAGCTGACCAGCTTGATTAGTCAGGGATGACATCATCTGCTGTTGCTGGGCCTGTTGTGCCTCATTGGCCATGGTCTCGGGGGACTTGACCAGGTTGAGGGTGTCGATACCAGAAGCGGCGGCGAGACGCTTGAGGAACTCGGTGGGGTCGATGTACTGGGCCAGAGCCTCAGGTCCCATCGCTTGACCCACGGTCTGCATGAACTCGATCAGTGCTGCGCGGTCTTCACCACGACCAACACCTCCCAGACCAGCAACCACGGTAGGCATCACCAGACCCTTAGGCAGGGACGGGAGCTGCTTAGAACGCTGCATCAGGTGCAGTTTGCGGTTCAGGTAGGGGGTAAGGAGTTCAACAGTCAGGGAGCCGTAGATGCCAGAGAGTTGGCGATCGAGCTCCATCTGGACCTCACGGACCTCAGTGGCGGTAGTGCGCTCAGACTGACGGACGTTGAGGATCAGGAAGGCATCGGAGATACGTTGGGACAGGTCCCGGATCATCTCCTGCACGGTGCGGAAGTCTGCACCTTTGTTGGCCTGCACCACAGACACGTCCTCGGCACGGCCCTGGATGATTGCTCCAGTACCAGCGCGGGCGAGTGATTGTGGTTTGGTGGTAGCCGAGGGGCTAACCATGAACACAACCTTGGCAGCTGCAGCAGATCCTTCGATCAGGCTGCGGGTCAGGGCGTCGAGGCTGGAGAGATCTCCGTAGAACTCTTCAACGCGGCCACGACCGTAGCTTTCACCGTCAACCACATTGAAGCGGAGAGGAAGCCAGGGGCTGTGCTTGAGGGGGCTAGAGGAGCGACTGCCCTTGATCTCTTTACCGTCGCATTCTTGATGCCAACGGTGCTGACCGTCGACCAGTTTGCAGATGGTGTAGACCTCTGCGTCGTTGCGACCGCCTTTGCCTTGGGCCACACCGAACTTAGGACCGTCTTCACCGACGGCGTTGGAGTCATTGCCCTCTAGTAGAGAGCCTTTCTTTTGGAACTCAGCGGGCAGCAGGCTGCGGTCCACCAGTTCACGGGTGATGATCTCGATGACGTTGCCATCTCCGTCACGTTCGATGACGTAGCGGTCGAGGGGATACACCTTCAGGGTTTTCTTCCCGGCAAACACTAGGACGTTGCCGGTGACGATCAGATGTTTCATCGCGGCCGTCAGCTGCACGCGGTCGGAACTCTCTGCGATCTGTTGCATAACCATCTTCTCCATTTTGGAGAGGTTCATGTCGATCTCAGAGCGAACTTCCGGCGTCAGCTCAGGGACGCTAGCGATCTCTGCATCATTGATCTGCAGCTTAAAGAAGCTTGTCTGGATGGGGAAGAGACTGAGCATCAGCTTTGAGCTCAGTGCGTTGACACCCTTACTGCCCAGGGATTGGTAGGGCTGTTGGAGCCGGCCGCCATGACTGTGCCCGTCCTCGGTGAGGAGGTAAGGAAGAGTCAGGGCAGCACAACGACGGGCCATGTCAAGAAAGTCTTCCCGGTCAGCCCGCATACCGTGGTAGCGGGATTGCGCGAGTCCTTTCATGTCACTTAGGGATATTCAGACTACCGGTCTTTTTAGCCGCGCCTCTGGCGGAACCAGTATTCAGGGGGATACGGAGGGCGGCAGTGCCGGAAGAGGCCTGCTGCTGTTGCTTGCGCTTGCTAGTTCTTTTCTTGAGTTTAGCGGCATCTTCTTGACCAGAGACCTGTTGAGGGGCTTCAACAATCTGCTGGGGCTCGATCATCGGCGGGGGAGCGGGAGCAGCCGGCAACGGATCGGGGGCGTCCGGCATCTTGG